AAAACAAGCAAGAAAATACTGCTCAGAAGACATTTCTCTGATATAGAACTATGACAAAGCAATTGCAGATGAAACGTAGACTTGGGACATCCATCATCGAGCCGAGATTCTTCCTTGTGGAAAATACACAACTGAACAACTCGACAAATATGGACTCTACTGGAATGTTCCAGCTTCACATCTGATAATCTTGATTCATAGCGAGCATTCATGGATGCATGGCACGCATAACACTGGCGAGAATCATCCAATGTTTGGCAAACATCTCTCTGCAAAGCATCGTGCAAGGATGAGTGTATCTTTAAAGATTGCAATGAACAAGCCAGAGACACGTGCAAAAATGAGAGCTGCAAATAGTGGTGAGAAGAATCCAATGTTTGGTAAACACCACTCTGAAGAAGTTCGTGCAAAGATAAGTACCATAACGAGCAACAAGCTGAAGTCAGCAGAGACACGTGCAAAAATGAATGCTGCAAAGAAAGGCAAGCATTGGTTCAATAATGGAGTTGAAAACATATTTTGTTATGAATGTCCATATGGGTTTGTTTCTGGCATGCTTATGAATAAACATGTGAAATGACCCATTTGAACTATTCTGGCTTGTTGCATGACAGCCATTTCATGAACTCCCATTCAAATCCTTTGTGTATTCGCCAATGGCATGATTTGCATACACAGCATAAATTCATCTCATCTAGCCAGAATATCGGATGTGTCTTCTTGTTGAGCACATGGTGTACAACTAAGTTGCTTTGTGCCCCGCATATTTCACATGCACATTTTTCTTCACGAATCTTCTTTGACAAAGCTTTCCAAGCACGATTCCGTGAGCATGTCTTGAGAGAATGATGTCTGCGCTTGCGCTTCATTGCCTCTTTGTTGATATTGTCACATTGCTGTGCTCGCTGTTCTTCAGCATGCCCCACACCCAGTCATTGGTCGAGCAATGAGTGCGTGTGATTGTCACAAGCATGTTTGTCTCCACTTTCACAACTGCCCCGTTGACATACGATATCAGTTCTGCGCCATAAATCGACCCCTCAAAAGGAAAATATGCGCCCAGTGAGATGCTTGTACCATCTACAAGCTTTGTTGATGACGTGCATCCTGCAAGCAAGAGCGCAAGGCATATGACAAGCTTCTTCATGCTCACCATCCTTTCACAAGAGAAGAAAGCTGCTCTATGGCTTCTTCTATCTCGCTGTCATCTATCTTGTTGTCTTCAAGCTTTGCAAGAATGCTCTGCAGGCATCCAAGCACTTTCTGTGTTCTGTCTGTCCACAGCTTGACAGTCTCTCGTGTCTTGTCAATGCTGTCTTTGCGCTCTTCAAGGACTTTATTGACTTGTCCAATTATGAACTTTCTAAGCATGCAGTTCATGTTTCACCTCTTTCTGAAAATGTCTTTTATGATGATGGCAATAGTGCTGAACCACCAAGTGATGTTTTTCCACTTCATGCCTTCTTGCCTTCGTTCCAGATGTCAACAATCTCTTGAAGCTTTGACTCTATTCTGGTCTTCTGCTGTGGAGTGATGTCGTGGCTGTTGTCAACATACCACTTCAGCACCATCAAATGCTGCTTCTCCACAACAGGCATCTTGTCCACATCCACAAGCATCATTCCACTCCGAATATCTTTGCTATTATCCCAGATGCTCCTGACAATGCAGCAATAGACACGCCGCCAATCACAAGAGCTTTTGCCAAGAGCATGATGAGCTGGCTTCTCCAGTCATCTTGCTTCTCATCATGCTTCTATGTCTCAAGGGCAGTGATGCGGTTCTCATGGCTGTTAAGCTTCTCAAGCGCATTCTTCAAGTTTGCGTTGAGAGCTGCCAGCTCAGTCGATATCTTCATCACAAGCTCTGTCAATTTGTCTTCGTCCATTTTGTCTCCATTCATTCTTCTGGCTCTTCTTCTGGAACTGAGCTTGGATCTAGTGGATCGCTTCCAATGCTATACTCTATGCTGTCATCAAATCCATCATCATCACTGTCAGCATCATTAGGATCTGTGCCAAGGTCCATCTCTTCACCATCTGTCAAGCCGTCTCAATCTGTGTCGACAGGCGTTGGCGTTGGTGGTGTGGCTACTTCATATGCTGTCCAAGTAGTATTGCCTTGTGGATAGCAGAAGACGCCTTCAACTTCTTCATAGAGGCAAGCTACGCTGTTTGAGTCAACTGCTGGCCTGAAGTCCTTCACAAGGACTCCGCTCTCATATATCTTCAAGCCTTTGACGCATATGTCAACGCCTGAGCTTGAGTCATGTCCTGCGATGTTGATTGTCCCATTTGCATCCCAGTCTGCTGTGTCATGCCTTGTGCCAGCAGCAGTTTGTTCGCTTCCGCCTTCTGGCGTGAACTTGAAGCCAAAGTTCCAAGCAGATATGTCTGTCCAATTATAATCCCAGCCATTCTTCAATATACGGCCACCATAGTCAGAGCCACCGCCCATGTCAAAGTAGAATGTGGTTGCAAAGTTGAACATTCTATAGTCTTGCTGGTCATTGCCATAGTTGAAGCCTATGAAGCAAGTGCCGCCTGCATCACCGCTCAAGCATGTTGACAGAGATGTATTGACTGTTGGCTTGTAGCCTGTGTCAAGAGAGTAGCCATTTGTCTTCACATAGCCTGCATACACTACTGGAGGTGGGTTTGCCACTGTCCAGCTTGCAGGCACATATGTGCCTCCTCTGGTTGTCGTGTCAAGAGCAGACAAGCATGTGAATGTGCCCGTCTAAGCTACTCCACTGAGCCAGTCTTGCGTAGCATTCTCAGAAGTCAGCCAATCTGTGAACTTCACTTCGGCTGAAGAGAGATTGCTGCATCCTTTGAACATGTACTAGTAGCAGTTGCTTATGAGATTCTCAGCTGGCAAGACTGGAGCGTCTGTGAGAGATGAGCAGTTGCCAAACATCTGCCAGTAGCAGTAGCTGCAAAGCTAAGTCGCTGGCAATGCTGGAGCTGTTGAAAGAGAAGTGCATCCAAAGAACATCAAGCTGTAGCAAGTTTGAGCCAAGCTTGTGGCTGGCAAAGCTGGAGCAGCTGTGAGGCTAGCGCAGTCTCTGAACATAGTCTAGTAGCATAGAGTCTCAGCAGACAAAGCTGGGAGGTCTGGAGCTGTAGAGAGCTATGAGCATCCATTGAACATGCCAGTGTAGCATCTTGGGGCAAGCGTAGCAGCTGGCAGGTCTGGAGCTTCAACTAGCGAAGAGCATCCAGCGAAGAGCTTGTAGAAGCATGCCTCTGAGAGAGTGTCTTTGCCCAGCAAGTCCATCACGCTTCCATCAACAGCTATCTTGCCTCCCATCACGAACTATGCTCTGTTGCTGCCTGTCGTGTCAAAGGCGAAGCCATCATTTGTCGAAGCTGCCTTCAAGTATATACTGTCTTCTGGATTAGCTAAAGTCAATTTGCTTCCGTTCCAGGCTTCCCAAGCTAGACCTTCTGCTGAGCTAAGAAGTGAAATTGATGGAGGAGTCCCTATTGAGCTAAGCTCTATGGTGGAGTTGGCCTCCTTTGCTGTGAACTGCAAGCCCATGTCTGTGTTGACTACAGTCCAGCCCTATGGGATGTGAGAGCTGTCATGTATCGCAGACAATGCTCTTGGGCAGTAGAATGTGCCATTAGCTGGCACATCCTAGACCCAATTGCTGAATCCACCAGCTGGCCAAGCAGTGATGTCTGTGCTTATGCATGTCAAGCTTGTGCAGCCTTGCAGCATTCCCTTGTTGAAGTGCAGATTGCTTGAGGACAAGCCTTCTTCACACACTCTTCCATCGCCAAAGTGAGACTTCAATGTGAACTCTGCTAGCCTTGTGCTCCATGCGAACTGGTATAGTCCATTGGAGCTTGAATACTGGCTAGAGTTGACAAGCCATGGCATCGTGTATGAAGCAGAAGTCAAATAGTCGCAGCTTCTGAAGTTCTCAATGTACGCATACCACATGTTGCCAGTCGTTGACAGTCCAGTGAAGTCAGGTGCAGCTGTCAACTAGCAGTTCAAGAACAAGCCGACAATGCTCTTCTCCTTTTTCATCAGCATAGGCTTGATCTCAAGCTTGCTAGCGTCAATTATCTTGTCCTGGTTTTCGAACGTTCTATTGAATGTGTTTTCATAGTCAATTGATGTGAGCTGCTGAGTTCTGTCAAGCAGAGACTCTAGATGCCCAGACAAGTCCACATTGCAGCCGTAGTTGAAGTCAAAGTAGTTTCGGTTGCCGTCGCCAGTTGCTAGCCTGTTGTTCACATCAGCAGCTCTAATCCATAGTCCAGCTGGGTCGCTGTAGCTTGTGCTGTACTCCATAGTCTGCCAAGCGCCGTTTGTCATGCCTTTGACTTGCATGTCAACATCAGGGCCACTCCTGTTGACTAGCCGGACGACAACATCTCCGCTTTCATTCGGGTCATGCTTGTACACAGCTAGCGGAGTTGCGCCGCTTGTCTTATGCGCAACTGTTGTGGTGTATGTTCCAGTCCAGCCGTTTATGCCTGTGATTGTCACTGTTGACTAGTCTCCAGCTGTTGATGTCGCAACTGAATAGTCTGTGCCTTCAACAAGAGTGTAGCCAGTCTCTGGCTGGACAATGATTGTGTAGCTTGGCCCTTCATCATCAAATACGCTGCCTACGCTCTTTGTGCAGTTTGCTAGAGTCTTTGCAATAATCTCATACGTCAACTGCTTTGAGCCTGAGTAGCTGCCAATGCCGTTTAGAGAAATTGCCTTCACGCCAGCTGTTGTTGTGTCTGAAGGAAGCGCAACAGTGTAGTCTACGTTCTATGAGAGCTTCTAGCATGTGTTGCCGTTGTATGCGCTTAGCTGGCTCATGTCTGGAACATGTGAGCTTCCGTCTTCAAGGAATGCTGTTGTGTAAGTTGAATGGACTGCTGCATTGCTCATCAAGCTGCCGTCTACATCATAGTTGCCGACAATGAAGTTTGGAGGGCAGTATGCGTTGCCTCTCTAGATTGTGCCATCCATTCCAAGAGCAGATGGGCAGTGGAACTCGCCGAATCCTGTGATGTTCTCTACCCAGTTTGTGCCGCTCCAGCTTGTGAAGTTCACTGACAATGAAGACAGACTTCCTATATGGTTGAGCATCCATCTATTGCAGTTGTTGTCTATGCTTGTAGCGCACAGCAATGGAGCTGTTGTGAACTTGCAGTTCTCAAACATGCTCTGGTATGAGCTGTCTGCTGCAGTCAAAGCTGGCAGCTCTGCTGGAGCAGCTGACAAGTTATTGCATCTGTAAAACATGTATGCATAGCACTGAGCAGCAAGCGTTGTCGCTGGAAGCTCAAGCTCACTTGCGTCAACTGTCTATGATGAATTTTCAAACAGTCTATAGAATGCATATTCTCCGACAGTTGTGCTTTCCATGGAAGCATCAAGCAAGCTCATGATGTTGCCAGAGACTTTCACATTTGCGCTGAATGTGAAGTGCCAGTAGTTCCATCGGCCTGACGAGAATGCAGTTGTCGCTTCTCCAGCTCTTCTGAACATCATAGACGTGCCAGCAGGCAAAGTGATGGTCTATGCTGCGCTGTAGCTGCTCCATGTGCTTCCATCTGTTGAGCACTCAAGGCTGAATGTAGGCGGAGTGCCCATTCCTACTACGATTGCTGCATTGGTCTCCTAGTCAAGAGCAGTGATTGTGAAGTACCCAAGCTCGCCGCCTCCGCCGCTGAGCTTCAACTTCTTTCCATTGAGGCTCAGCGAGGCGACTTTCTTTCCGTTGATGTACAGTGACTTTAGCTTTGATGTGTCAATTGTCATCTATTTGCTCCAGATTATATGTTCACTACTGTCCAGCTTGGAGGGCAATAATCATAGTCTCTTGTGATAGTCGAGTCTGTTCCAAGAGAGGCTGGGCAGTAGAATGTGCCATCTCTTGGTGTGCCCTTAACCCATTCGTAGTTGCCATATGGGCTTGGCCAAGCTGTCAAGTCAACGCTTATATTGGCTAGGCTGCTGCAGTTTTTGAACATCTAAGCACAGCCGCTTCCTTGTTGTGCTTTGATGTATGGCGAAGCAGTTAGTGCTTGGCAGCCCCAGAACATGTACATGTAGCAGTCGCCCGAAATCGTGGTGGCTGGGAGCTCTGCTGGAGCAGCTGTCAATGAAGTGCAGGCTAAGAACATGCTGTTGTAGCAGTTGCTTGCAATTGTAGTTGCTGGAAGCTCAAGCTCACTAGCATCAACAATGTTGACGATGTTGCTGCCGCCATCGCTGAACATGTACTGGAACTCATATCCATCACTCAGCACTGTCCTCTCGCCAGTCTCATCAAGCAATGTCATGATGTTTCCGCTTGCTTTCCATTGGCCAGTAGAGCCCTGCACATTCAAGCTCCGTGGTGAGAAGTCGCCAGAGCTTGAGAGATGCCGCATCTTCACTGAGCCGCCAGATGGAACTGTCACTTGTGTGCTGCCGCTATACTGGCTCCAAGTCTCGCCGCCATCTGTTGAGTATTCAAGGAACTGGCCGACATTGTTCATGACGAATGTCTAGTCACTGTCACCGATGTTCTCCATCGTGAACCACTTGTCTGAAGGAAGTGGTGGAGGAGGTGGAGGCGTGTAGCCGTACACGCTTATCTCAAATGTCGTGTCATCTTCGTACTCGCCAGACAGCACAAACTATGTGCCTAGCATCTGCTGCAGAGGGATTGCGTTGGAAAGCTCTGCGCCGTCATATCCTCCAAGGCCTTTCACATATGTGTCTCCATTTATCATCACTTCAAGGCCATTTGCTCTGCTCAAGCTGTTCTCGCCTACGCCAATTGAGAAGATGGTAGCTGAAGCTTCATTGCTAAGGCTGCTGTCATACACATGAGACTTGTTCAAGCGCCCAAATGATGCTTCAAGAGGAGAGTTGGCTTGTATGCTGCTTCCCCAAGCGAAAGATGCGTCTCCTGAAGCTGTTGAGTAGTTGCCTCCAGCGAATGACCACATCCCTACTGCTGATACTCCAGCGCCCATAGCCATTGACTGAGCGCCAGCCGCTGTAGTTCCACCGCCTACTGCCAAGGACTAGTTGCCTACAATGGAGCCAGCAAGCCTTTGGCCTATCGTCACAGCGGACTTGCCTCCTCCTACAGCTGTCTCGAACTTCACTGCGTCTGAAAGGCTTGATATGTCGTCTTTTGTCGCATATCCGCTGAGGTCTATGTTCTCAAGCGCTGTTGATATCTCAGACGCAGAAGATGTCTCGCTCTTTGTGTAGTATTGAGTCGTGTCTACTGAGACATCTCCAATTGCAGTGCTGATCTCAGCTGCTGAGCTTGTCTCGCTCTTCTTGTAGTAGTCGCTGAGATTGTCTGCATATGCCAAAGGCCTGTCATTCACTGCGATGTAGTCAGATGGATTAGCGGCCTATAGGCCTACGCTGGCTAGTCTTCCATGCACAGCTTGCTAGTCTTCTCCACCAGCGGTGATCTTGCGTCCAGCGATGTCGATGTAAGATGAAATTGGGGTTTCTCCATCTGATACAAGAGTGATGCCGCCAGCAGATGAGCTGCCGAAGTTCACAATCCATCTGTCAGGATGGCTTGGATATGCAGTATATCGAAGGAATCTGCCGGGGTTGTCTGGAGTTGGAAACTCAGAGTCATTGCTGAGCTGCGATGTCTTCTTAGGCATGTCTCTGAACAATGGTATTGTCTATGTGCCAAGCTTTAGACGAGGGTATCCAGCTTCTGCAGAGACTGGTGTGTCTCTTGTCACTCCTAGTCTTGCTGCGTCACCTATGCGAATGTATGTGCTGTACTCTCCAGGCACTGACTCTTCATATGAGCCAAGGACAATCTTCTGCTTGTCATCAAGCTCTCTATCCTATGGTGAAATAGACAATGACCATTCATTTGTCTGTGCATCAAGCATTGGATATTTGATGCAGTCGCTCAAGTCGATGTTCTCAAGAGCAGTGCTGATCTCAGCTGCTGAAGAAGTCTCTGACTTCTAGTAGTAGTCGCTGAGCTAGACAATCGGCACAGACTAGCCATCTTTGAATATCATCCAAGCTGAAGTCTCTCCACTCTGGAAAAGATCTCCTTCTCTTGTCTCAGAAGTTGGCTCTTCATACAACATGTGGACTGGAGCATTTGCGTCACGCCTGACTTCTTTCTAGAGTATTGTGACTTGTCCGCTTCCAAGGCAGTAGTCATTCACAGGCTGCCCGTTCTCATCAATGCCTGAAGCATATATTGTGTACACGCCTTCACCGACATCTTCACTTCCAGCAATTGTGCCGACCCAAATGCCGCCAACAAGGACGCAGCTGGCTACTTTTGTCGTGTTGTCTGGGTACTAAGCCGCAAGAGCAACAGTTGTGATTGTCCATTTTCCAATCTTCTTCGGCACATTTCTTATGCGCACTGAAGAAGATGACTTCTCGTATGCTACGAGCGGGTATAAGCTCGCAGAGGGGTTTTGTGCTTGAACAGCACAGTCCAAAACGCCGATCATAGTTTCTATTCTCCATTTCAGCCAAGGTTGCTTGGCATAGGTTTACAATACATACTTACTATTTTCGGCTTATGTAGCAAGCATCTATGTCATGTTGACCCAATAGATATTTCTATGCTTATTCCATACACCGATGTGCACGCCCAATAGAATGCGTCATCTGCTGGGAAATATGGCTCATATCCAGCTGTGGATGAATTGTTTCTGAAATATATGAAAGGAATAATCCAGAATGTGCCAAGTGATGCTGCTCTAGCCCGCATTGTGCTGTTGAAGTCAAAGCTTATCGAAGCTGGAGTGTTCAATGAAGGTATAGCTCCGTCTCTTCCATCACTGAATGCCCACAAGTCTCTGCTGCCACGTGGAGTCCCAGAAATCTATGCTATGTTAGGGCCATTCTGGAAATACGTGCTGCTTGCCAAAGCGCTTGGGCTGTACAAGTCATCAGAGACAATCAAAGGCATGTAGATTGCTTGTGATGAGCCAGCGCTCCATAGCTTGTTGTTTGCAGAGCCAAGAGCTGGAGAGAGATAGCATACTACTGCGCCTGTTGTGCTGTACTTTGCTTTTATGTTCGTCACAGCCAAGTCGCTTGGAATAGTCGGCAGCGTGAATCTATATGCGCCAAGCTATGCGTATGCTTCAACTGATGTGCGCTGCACAGATGCATTGGCTGTCGTAGAGTATGCGCCTTGGTACCAGCATGTCTCTGGGTCGTGTGATGTCGTGACTTTCCTCCAGCGCTGGTTTGCAGAAGGCGGATTGTAGTATGCATTGAACAAGTCACGTCCAACTTGGATGTTGTTCTGCACAGAGCCAGCCATTATCCATCCTCTGTTAGGCCAGCCAGTAGAAGTGTACTCGCCAGCGACTGCATAGTATGCTCTGTCATCAGGCTTGAGAGTGACTGTCATCGGAGTCCTCACCAAGTGAGAGCTCTTCTTGTACAGATGAGTGCCGTTTCCTATTAGATGCTCCATGCGCTTCCTCAGTATGTGACTGGCGTGTCAATTGTAGATGTCGTCTCATTGCCGACAGAGTCAACTAGTCCGCCCTTGAACTTGAACAAGCGCCTCTTCATCTGCAATGTTGTGCCGTTCCATGTCACATCAGTCACAATGTTCAAGCCTGTTGAGTTTGTGTAGCCTGACAATAGAGTGTCTTTGCACCAGCCTACTGTGGCGACAGCTTTGTCTGGTGCGCTTGATGTGGGGCTGTTCTCAAGCACAACTTTGTTGGCAGCTGAGTCAAGCGTTATGCCTGTGTCATCATGCGCTCTGAATCCATATGCAGCAGTCTTAGTCAGGTATGTGTCAACATTAGAGCCTGTCTGAGACATTGATATCACAGTGCCGCCAGCGCCTCCAAGCATTGCTATTGACGCCATGTTGCTTGAGTCATATTCAATGTTGATGTTGCCTGCTCCTAGCTCTTTCTTGACTGAGACTATGCCGTAGAAGTTTGCTCTGTCGCCCCATGTCTTCTCGCCGTTTGCTGTCTGAGCGGTAGACAAGTCAACATAATGCTCATTTCTGGCTTGGATCTGCGTGCCGTCAGAGTACAAGTAGCCAGACAGCCCAGCGCTCACTGCTGCTGGAATCTCATCAGTTGTGCTTATGCTTCCGTCTGCCGCAGTCTTCATCCACTTGTTTGCAGCTAGTCCAAAGTCAATGTCTCCATTTGTGTCTGGGGAAATGCCGTCAACAGTGTGCACAAGGTCTCCCAAGTCAACATCTCCGTTTGCATCTGGTGCAACACCATTCACACTTTCTACAACTGCCAGCTGCACATTGCCGTTCGCATCAGGCACAGCGTTGTTGACTGAGTACACAATGTCTCCCAAGTCAACATTTCCATTTGCATCAGGCGACTTGTTGTTGACAGTCCGCACATCGCCTTGATGCGCGTATTGATCCACCATCTGCCCAAATGCCTGCTCGTCAATCCCAAGCTCAGTTCCACCATTTTCATCTTCACGCACAATCAAGAAGTTAGTGCCGAACATCTTGTACACACGTGCATGGATCCCCTTGAACCATTCAAGAGGAATCTAGAACATGTACTTTATGTTGTCCCAGTTCATAGAAGCTCCATTGTGCCGCCTACGTTAGTCACTGTCAAGACTTGCGTTGTGCGAGTCACCTAGTAGTGGTTTGTGTCGCCCATTCTAGCGCATTGCGTAGTCACTCTTGTGCCCCAGCATCCTTCAACTGTGCACCATGTAGTGGCTCCGCTCTACTGCATTGTCAGCTTTGCTGCTCCTAAGAACTGCCTAGTGACGCCATTGAGGACACTTGTCTCTGAAGCGACTGTCAGACTTTCTGCGTCACTCCATTTCAAGCCAAGCCATTCTTCAACAGTTGTCTCCGTCTTCTAGATTATGCGGCCAGTGTTATTGCCAAGCACCATCTGCTGAAGCACTCTTGTGTCAGCAGACTTTGTGACATGCGGCCTGTGGCCTGTTGTTGTTGTTGCGTACATTACTGCTTGACCTCCATTAGTCTTCCTATTCCTTGAGAGACTCCATTTGATATAGCTTCTACAAGCTCTCTCTATGTCTGCTCGCTCATGAATGTCAGCTCTTTGACCATGTTCTCGTCAGGCGTCCATCCAATCAAGTCTCCATTCTTCATGTAGTCTCTCTGCCATGTCATGGCAGCTTCATCAATGCCCATCTGCGCTTGGTCTGCAAGCAAAGCTCTCTGCTTCTTTGCTAGAGGCGAGAGAGTGTCAAGAGAGTCACGTTCAATCTCTGCAGCTTGGATCTAGTTCTCGACGCTTCTCAGCATCTTCTCATTCTGCTTTATCTTCTGCTCGTTCTTGTCCCATCTAGTCTGCCAGTCTTTCTGTGAAGTAGCTGTGTCGTCTATCTTCTTCTTGTTGCGCTCAAGGTCATACAGCCTGCTGTCAATTGCAGCTCTCTTATCATACAATGCATTAAGCTTCTCGTCAGCAGCTTCAATCTTTGACTGGTCAGCCATGTGCTCAGCATCGAACTTTGCTAGAGCTTTCTTCGCCTCAAGCTGCTTCATCATGATGTCATACACAAGCTCCGCTTGCCTAGCGCCTTCTTCGTCGCCTTCATCACGAAGAGTCGTCAAGTCTTCCCATCTCTGCCTAGCAAGCCTCTAGATCTCGATGTCCTTGTCTGCATTTGCAAGCTCGCTTTTTGCTCTAGCGGCTTTCTCAGTTGCTTGCCTCAATGCATCATAGTGCTTAGTCTGCTCGTCTATTCTTGCAATGGCTTCTGCCTAAGACTTCTCTGCATCCTCTTCAGCTTTTGCCATTGCATCCATTGCTTTCTTGTGCTCTTCAGCTCTCTTCTTGTTGCTCTTTATCAGCTCTTCATTTGCGTCCTTTATCTTTAGCATCGGAGTTATCACTTTGTCATTTATCCAAGTGCCGACGTCCCATCCAGCCTTGAATGCTGCAGCAGCCATAGTGGCAACTCCGCCTATTTTGCCAATAGCGCCTCCTATTCCACCTAGCATGTCTTGAAGAGGGCCAAGCTGGCCTTTGAGCTTTCCAAGCTTGTTCAATGCAGACTCAGCGCTGCCGCCGCTGTCCTTGATCTTGCCAAGCTGCTGCTCAAGGCCGTCTATCTGCTGCTTGGTGGCTTTTATGCCAGCTGCATCAAGCGCAGTTGATATCTTAAGTCTAAGTTCTTTGTCAGCCATTGTCTTTGCCTCTTGATTCTATCTTGTGAAGCAGTGCGCGATATGCCATGTAGTCTCTGGCAATGCTTTGCTTCATCGGTATTCTAGCTCGTATGTTGACTTGATACACAGCATCATACAAAGCAGTCTATGTCTCTGTCTTAAGCTGCTCTGGCGGAACGCCTAATGCTCCAGCAGCTGCGACAACAGACTCCCACAGGGCATCTTTGACTTGCTCATCATTCAATGTAGAGTCATCATTCTCTGCAGCTTCAGGCATGTCTTCTGCGCCGAACTTGCACCAGTAGACTGCACGCCAAAGCTCACTCTCAGTCGCATTGACTCTCCGCTTCCACTCACGCACAGCTTTCCGTATCTGCTTTGGCTGCGTCAGCGACTGAAGATAGTCTACTCGTCTAGCATTTGCAAACATGAAGAAGTATGTCTCTATCCTGCCCTTAGCGGTGAAGGCTGCATCACGTCCATAGTCAAGCCACCATTCCAATGCGCCTACAGTAGGCTCATGCAGCACAGCATCACCAGCAAATCCTATGCGAGGATGGTTTGCTGGCGATGTGGACTAGCCGCGCTCTATTCTCAGCGCAAGGTCATTGAGAGCAATTATGTCTTCATCTGTCGGCGAAAATCCATTTGCTCTCAATGCCTTCAAGTCTTCTCTGGCTGCTTTTGCTAGCATTCTTAGCTCTGCTGTGCTGCTGTCAAGTACTTTGTGAATGTGGCTGTCCACGAGAAGAGGCTTGCATCAGCGCCAGTGCATGTCCAGTCAGCAGTCTATGACCATCCCTATGCAATTGTGACTTCTGGAGCTGTCTCTTGTGAAGACCACATCGTGGCTGTCACTGTCACTCTTCCGCCTGTAGCATCGCTTGCAATTGGGTCGCCATTGACTGTAGGTGGGTTGATGTCTGCTGTTGCTTCAAAGTCTCCATTCTAGAGCACTAAGTCTTTTGACTCAGTGTATGTGAATGCGCCGAATGCCTGTGCATGGTGCGCTGGCGTGACTGAGAGAGAAGGCACGTCATACACGCATATCGTCCTAGTTGCGCCTGACTCGATCTGCACTGCATCAGCTTGCACTGTAGGCTCAGCGCCAGCTCCTGTGCTGACCGCCAAGCGTGAGAGCGCAAATGGCCCCATGCCTGTCAGCTCAGTGTTGTGCACCTTGCCAAGCTTCAAGCTTGAAAGCTGAGTTGTGCCTGATATGGCATACTCGCATGTGGGGTTTTTGACATGCCCGTATATCTCGTCTCCGAGAATAGAGCCATCACTTCCTGGTATCTCAAGAACGCCGTTTGTGCCGTTCTGTCCGTTGGACCTAAGCACAAGCCCTGTGCTGCCAAGTCCAACATAGTCTATTTTAGCTGCAAAGCTCATTGTGTTGTTACTCCGTTATTATTGTTCCAAGTATCGTAAAGCTTTGAGTGTATGTCCATACAGTGGCATTCCTGTCAACTGTGCACTCTCCGCCGTCAAGAGAGAAGCCTTGAGGCTAGAACTCTCCTTCAATTGTGAAGTCATCCTAGACTTCCTTGAAGCTCATCTGCCACTTCTGGAAAATGGACATCATTGCTTCTGCAGCGTCTAGCTGCATCTTTCCATTTGCGTCAATGTCAGCTCTAGTCACCAATGACACTGCTGCATTGAAAGAAGCATATGGTATTGTAGGCGTGTCATATGACCTAGGCTATACAGACACTGTGATGATCTTGCCTGCTTTGCTCTCGACTGCCTTTAAAGTCTCTGCAGGGCTCCATACGCTGATGATCTGGTAGTCGTCGATGCTATGCTCTTCAAACGTCTTTTGAAGCTTGACGCATATCAAGTTCTCTATCTTCTGCTCTGTCATGTTCAGCTCTTATGCCTCACTTCTGGGAAAGGAGTCTCAAGCTTGTCGCTGAAGAAAGCCTTTCCGTCTTTTATCTTGCGGTTTATCATTCCAATCACTTTGTTGGCGCCTCTCTTGAAGGCCATGTCAACGCTAGCCTTGCCATTCTTCAATGCGTCTAGAGCATATCTAAGCCTGTCGTCTAGCACAAGAGTGTATGTGCCTTTGTCGCCATTTGACTTCACTGACTCTATCTTGGCTACGACTTTCTATGCTGTGCTCTCAACTGTCAAGCCAAAGCCGTCATTTGGCGTCTTAGCTCCTGTGTATGTCTTGCCAATCATCAATGATATAGCTCTCTTGGCCAAGCCTCTGAACCTCATCAGCCTTCTCCTGATGATGCCTTTTGCTGTGTTCATGGCTATGCTTTTTGAAGACGCAGCTATCAAGTACACATGCTTCTTCTTGCTCTGCTCGTCAACAAACTTCCATACACGCCATGTCTTCTCAGCATTGCTAGTCATATGCTCAGCGAAAAGCACTGTCTGGCCCTATGGGAAATATCTGACTCTTGAGCCAGCTATGCGAAGGCATTTCTTCTTCTGCTTGCCTTCAGTGTAGAAAGATGGGACTAGGCCGTCAGCTACTTCAAGCTCAGGCTTTGCGCTAGAAGGCTTTGCCACAAGAGTCAAAGGCCTTAATGACTTCAAGACGTTTATCATGCATGCTGCAATGCTGCTTCTAGCTGTGGTCTTAGCCCATTTCACTCTTGACTCTATGACCTCAGCGAACTTCTTCAAAGTCTGTCCATTGTCTGTGCTGGCTTGGATCTATACCACATCACACCTCCCTAGCGTAGATGGTCTTCCCAATCACGTTGTCGTCTTCCACAGTCGTGACTGTGTACTTCTTCAAAGTCTTAGCGTCAGTGATCTCATCGCCTCTGCTGAGGTTCTTGCTGATGAAAGGCCAGTCTTCTTCACGGCATGCCAATATGACAGTCTTTCGGTCAGCCTCCATAGCTGCGTCAGTTATGGGGTCGTCTGTCATGGAGAAGAAGAGAGAGACATGCAAAGTGGTCTTCTTGCCGTCTTTGGTCTTTACGGCAAAAGCGTCAGTGAAAAATGGTAGCATGGCTTTGTCTATGTCTTCAAAAGGAGATTTCATCAGTATATACTTACTTCATTGACATGAAAAAAGGGCATAGGCGAAAGCCTATGCCCGCTATGCATTGTTGTCAATGCTCATGTCAAGATTATTCAGCCGCGATGTACTTGATCTTTGAAGGCTGGACGAGCCCTGCGCCAAAGAGAGTTGTGATGTTCAGGAAGCCAGTTCCTTTAGCAGCACTTCCATGTCTCAAGATGGTGAGGGTGAATCCATACTCGTCAGATACTGTGCCATACTCGCTGTAGATGGATGGGTCAGCTACAGGGACTGCTCTTGAAGCAACAGCTACAGAGTAAGAAGGTATCAAAGCGCCGAGGACCCCAGAAGGAAGGTCCTTCATCTAGATTGCAGCCTTGAAGCCAAAGATGTTGCCGATGTAGCCGTCTCTGATTGCAGACGCATCGCCTAAGACGTTGACTGGGAGAAGGCCCAAGAGCTTGTTGTAGTAGGTTGGGTCTAGTGCCAGCACAGTGTCAGCAGTCCTGCCAAGGCATTCAGAGCGGAGGCTCGTGATGTCGTCTAGAGTGATAGCTGACAAGTCTGTGGAGAGTACGGCTTTGCCGCCAGTGCAAGCAGTTGTAGTGAAGAGTCCGCCTAGAGTCTTGGATATCACACCCTTGATGCCGTTAGCAGCCGCCTCAGCGCAGCGGTTCCAGTAAGGCGCATTTGGAGCTTCGATGAGGTCGAGGCCTTTGAATGCGAATGTGGACTTGGGCTGTGAGCTAAGCACTACAGGCTGGTATGTGACTGTGCCGTCTTCATTCTCATAGTCGTTGGTTGACATGTTGAATGAGCTGATTGTGCCTGCTGTGGCTACAGGGACTTTAACAGTCGTGCCATAGTCAGCAAAGTCATAGCTCATGTCGTATGCGAACAGACGAGCTATGTTCAGGTCAGGAGTTGCCGCAACAAGTGCGTCATTAGCGGCCTTGATCAGGCCAGGAGATGTAAGGGATGAGTTAGTCATCTTTAGAGTTCCTTTATGTATTAGTTTCTGCGCCACTTGCCAGAAGAGATGAATGCGCTCTTCTCAGCAGGGGTCTTGCATTTGGCAAGGCCTTCTGCCAAAGTCGGCAGTGATGCATTTGGTGTGTTTACACTAGCGTTCAGAGTCTCTAGTGCGTTCTTCTTCTCCTCTAAAGCTGATGTCACTTTGGACAATTCTTCAGTGGACTTGTCAAGGCTCTCTTTGAAGCTGGTAGCATCTGCTTTCGCCTTTGCTAGTTCTTCATCCTTAGCCTTCATCTGAACTTTGAAATCTTCAATCTTAGCATCGTACTCTTTCTTAAGAGCATCGAGCTTCTTGGCCATTGTTGACTGCATTCCAGCGACTCTCTTGTCCGCTTCTGCCAAAGTAATCATAGTCTCTTGCTCAACAACAGCGTTCTCTACGACAAGAGTCTCGCCTTCTACTTCTGCATTCTCAACAGAAGCAGTCTCGTCTTTCACTTCTTCAAGAGCAGTCTCAATCTGCTCCACATTCTCTTTTGTCTGCTCTTCCATATTCATTTCCTTTAAAGCTTTAGGTGTATGCTTGAACTTCTTCAGGTCAAAGTCTTTTATCTTCGCTGCAATGCTGAAGTCTTTCTCGTCTGGAACAACTCTGCATTTGAAGTTGAAAGCTTCAGCCTCTTTGCCTGAGAACCAAGTCTCTTCTTCCATGTACTGCTTTATCATGTCTGTTGGCAAGTCGAACTTGGACTTGTAGAAGCTGACTATCGCGTCATTTATCACATCCATTGACTCAGCTTCCTTGCGAAGGGCGTTTGAGTCTCCCTGCACGATGCTCCAGCAGAGATGCATCATGACTAGCGAAGACTCATTCATGACAATCTCCTCGCAAGCGCACATGATGACGCTGGCTATCGAAGCGGCCACGCCCTGCACTACAGCAGTGGTCTTATGGCCGCTGGCATTCAGCTGCTTTATCATGTTGGCGATCGCTATGCCGCCAAAGCAGCTTCCGCCCGGGGAGTTGATTGCGACTTCTAGCTCTTCACCTTCTTCAAGCTTGGAGATGAATGCTTTGAACTAAGCAGGAGTGACATCTTCAAATGTCTCTCTTTGCTCGTCAGTGTCTACAACTGCTCCATAAATGCTGAAACTCTTCATATATGCTACTTACTCCTTATGCATTCGTTTATGAGATTCACTCATCTTTTTTCTTGTTTCAATTGAATGATGTCGTCCTTTGTTGGCTAAGCTTAGTTTTCTACGAGTCTCATTTGTCACTTTATGTCCAAGTAAAGATGCACGTTGTTTTCTTTTAGTCTCTTCTGACAAGTGCTTGCCTTTAATCCATGTTGGCTTGCCTCGTTTTGCTGCACTGAGCTTTGCTTTTGTCGCATCTGACATAGGCTTGTGTTTTTTGCCTTTATGCGCTATGCTTAGCTTTGCTTTATGTTCTTTAGTCAACTTTCTACCTTTATTAGCGTTGCCTATTTTCTTGCGAACTTCTTCTGAACATTGATGTCCTTTTAGCGCATTACTTATTTTCAGACAATGATCTTCTGATAATTTCTTTCCTTTTTGCATTTCACTAAGCTTAACACTATAGGCATTTCGAATCTTCTCATACAGATGTGAATTGAACTTGAATTTTCGTCCTTTATACCTACCAGTCTGCATGTACATGACTGCTAAATGCATCTTATAGTCATCATATATCTTTGCTAAAAGAAGATGTGCTATGTAATGTTCTCTAGCAGTGAGGTTCACCATATTGCTTTCATCATCATTTCCACCTTCAGCAGTAGGTATGATATGATGACGTTCACAATATTGATTTGCTTTGTTTAGCTAATGCTGTCTTCTAGAGCAAATCAGCTTGAAATATTGATATGCATAATTCATGTCAATGCGGCATCATCCTCAGCTCTATCTTCTACAAAAGTGCTTTCTCCTCCTGACACAAGCTTGAATGCTGGATGAGGAAGTCCTTCTTCTTTGCAATACTAGATTTCATTCTTGATCTGCTCAAGCTTCTGCTTCCAGTCAGGGCCAAACTCGTCTTTGTAGCTTCCAGTCATGTTCTTGAGCTTCTTGTCAGCTGCGTCAGCATGCGCATTCTCGTCTACGTCCTGCATGCGTGGCCAGTCCCAGTCTACATGAGAGGGCATTGCATTGCTGATGAGGCCTTTCCTCTTGGCCCATATGCTCCATCTAGCAAGAGTCCAGTCGCATATCTGCTCTAGCTGCTTCTAGGCTTCAATGACTGCTGGCCATGCCATGAGCTGCTATGCTCTGAAGGAGTCTCCATCAGCTGACATTGTGGCGTATGCTCTTGAAAGGCCAAATGGAGCTGCTGCCCTGCCTGCCATGTAGGAGATGAACTCAGCTATCTATGAGTTGGGGTGCTTTGTGTCGAGCATGTCTATCTTCACGCCTTCAGGCATGACTTGGTACTCGATGCCTGCAGACCTGACTCTGTCAAGCGAGATCGTCTTCTCAGCTTGCATGTCCTTTGCATATTGCTCTATCTCCTCGTCAGTCATCTATGAGAAGTCCACTCCATCTTCAAATGGAGATGGCTAGACTTGCTCCTCCTCCTCTTTGTCCATGAGCACTTGCGCAATAGTCTATGCATTCTTCTTTGAAGCTGCCAGCTCGAAGCTGCACAAGTCTTCAAGGTCTAGGATGGTGGCTAGAGACTAGGCTAGAGGAGCTATGCCTCTGCCTTGCTGCACTCTGTAGATGTTGCGAGGCATGAGCCATTTTGAATCGAAGAAAGACGCGTCAGGGTCTCTATGGAGGAAGAACGACCTCATTGGGTCGAACACGTCCATCCCTCTCTGTGAGCGTGAGACTACAGCTCCAATGAAGCGCCCATTCTAGTTGTACACTCTTCCAAGAGACTAGTGGGCTCTTTGGCCATAATGCTATGCTATTGCCTCATCTGTGCTGTTGCCTATCTCGTCAGGCTCATAGATGAGGATCTTGCCTGAGTCTTCAATGAGGCCATCGTCGAAGAGGAGCACTACGTCTCCTCCAAGCACCTAGGTCTTCAAGATTAGCTTCAAGACTGAATTGAATGAAAGGCCGTCGAAGAAGTCTGCCTCTCTCGTCCACTTCGAGAACTCCTCTTTTATGGCTTCATCGTCAGTTATGCACTTGCCGCCTTTCGCCCCTATGACGTTCACGTCAAGCTGCTTCAATATCGAAGCTAGAGTGGACGAGTTCCTAGCGGCGTTCCTCGCCAAGTCAAGCATCTTGCCTCTGCCATATTGGTTCAGCACCCAGTCTTCAGGCTTGAACTCAGGCACTCCCATCTCGCGCTGCCATTCATCTGTGCCCGAGACGATGCGGTACCTCGCGTAGTTCCTCACAGGCTTGACTGCCTTCTAGGCAGGCTTCTTCTTGAAAAAGTCAAACAGCATTCATCTCTCCTTAGTTGTAGACTACCAGCACTTCACGCCATGGGGACCCTATGCCTCCATCTTGCACCAGAGCGTTGAGCTGCTAGAGCTCCTTTGTGAGCTAGACTATCGCCTTCGTGATCTCAGACAAAGATAGCCTAGTGTAGCTCTTGCTTCCTCCTGAAGCAGCTTGCGTGGCCGAGGCATAGCCGCTCTTGGCTATCTCAGCTCTAGTCTTCTTGAGCTGCTCTATCTCCTCTTCGCACTCTTGGATCCTCTCCAAGACTTTTCTCTTCTAGACGACATTCATCAGATATACTTACTTCATTCATCATATAATCTTGACTCTTGGGCGCTTAGGCAAGAATCTCCTCTTCAAGAGAGGAGCGCCTGACATGCCCCAGCTTCCAGCCGCAGCAAAGCACATGGCCATGCAGTCAAGGTAGTCATGAGGCTCTCTGGTCTTCCAGATGTAGAGGTCCTTCCCATTCTGGCAGTGCTTTATGGCTATGAGCTTCTCGTTGGTCACTTGCATTGCGAAGTCTGAATGGCTGTCCTCTTTCCAAAGGCTGCATGAGCATGGAGAGCCCAAAGGAGCTAGGAAAGCCTTCTGCACAGACATGCGCCAGTAGTCTGAGTCGAAGAAGACGTACTTCCTCCCTGCGCCGGGCTTCACATGCTCCTAGGCGTCTCCGCACAAGATGGTGTGGTTCAATGCGTCTCTGAGCTTTGACCTCATGTTCTCGTTGAACACATGGCTTGCCTTTCCTGCGAATGCGCATGACTTGAGCTCTTTGCACACTTTCGTGAAAGTGGTCACAGCGTCCCAGTTCTTTCCTCCAGCGTCTATCGCCCAAGCGTCAATGCTTATGCCCAATGAGATGAGATGCGCCTTGACTTTGCCAAGCAGCTTGTGCACCTCCTATGCATACGCTCCATCAGGGAGCTTCTAGTCTATCCTAGACTTCTATGTGCAGTAGTGGACTACATGCGCAGTCATGTCTGGCTTGAAGGCCACCACTGCTGTTGAAGCTGCGTATGCTGTGTTCAAGTCTGTGGCAGCCGCTGTGAAGATGTAGCCGTCTGGCACTGCAAGCTCATGCACGTCCATCTGCCTTGAATTGACCACGCTTGAAGCCAAGTCCAAAGCGAGCGAGATCCGCTTGGGCTTCATCTAGTACTCGGACTAGAAAGCGTCGTCTCCAATCATGTGCTGGACTTCAAGGAGCTTCTATATTGCTGAGATGTGGCCGTCCTTCTCTGAATACCTCTGAGGGTTGAACACTTCAGCGCCTTCATCCATCTTGGCTCTATTGGCCTTGTAGAACTCCAAGCTCCTATTGTGAGGCTGCTCAGCCACAGACTCGTCGTCATACATCTAGAAGTACGCTTTCCAGAGCTCCATCCTCTAAGGCCATTTCTCGATGGCTCTGTATGTTGAAGTCGTCCATGCTTTGTCGGCGATGAGCTGCTGCACCATGTCGTCAGGGCAGATTGGCGTTGCAGTCTAGAGGATTGACAGCCTCTCTTTGCCTCCAAGAGGCATGATGTCCTTTCTTATGATGGCCAGAAGCTTCTCAACTGCTTCTGGGCTTTCAGCAGTCTCGCTAGTCTAGAGGTCGTCAAGAAGCACAAGAGTAGGCCTCATCGTGCCCCATTTCATGCCTCTGAGCCCGCTTGACACGCCTCTGCATGTCAGCACTGAGCCTGAAGTTGGAGGCTCTGAGCCGTCTTCCTCTCTAAGCCTTGCGAAGGCTATGTTCTAGGCGTTCTTCTGGAGCTCAGTGGACTAGCCTTTGTAGAGCTGTCTTCTCCTGTATGCCCCATTGCAGAGCTGGAAAGGAAGGCATACAGTTGGATAGTCTTGGGCAAAAGCCGTCCCAGTCTCAGCTATGGCTCTCCATATGTCGACCATTATGCCATTGGCCGCTCTTGCGTTGTTTGATATCACGACTACGTACTTCTGCAAGCCTGTGGCTAGAGCGAAGAGAGATGCGCACTCCACAAATGAAGTCTTGCCATTGCCTCTAGGCATGCATATCATGTAGTTCTAGTGCGCAGCCAATGCAAGCTCCATCTTGGCAAGCACTTCAAAGCCTTTCTCTGAAGGCATGTCTTGGAGGAGGAGTGGGACGCAGTACGTCTTCACCCATGAGCAAAGAGACTTCTCAGCCTCTTCACGCCTTTTCCAGTCCACCATCGCTTCAGCCACTTCAAGCTATAAGTCTATCGAAGCAGCTTTGTCGTCGAACTTCCTCTTGCCTTCTCTAGTGGCAGCTCTAGCTGCCTCTCTCTGCTCTCCATCAAGCTTGTCCAGATACTTCTTCAGCATACACCTTGAATCCTCTCACCAGCACTCCATGCTTTGCCCCCACATACACAGCAGGCTTGCTCACCATTAGAAATCTCGCAATCTCGCTCGCAGGCCCATGGAGGATTTCTCGCCCATGCTCGTCTTCGACAATCATCATCTTGATTCTTCGCTTCATTCCACCTCTTACTTACTTGTCTCATGCCGCGCGCCAGCGCAACACTCCCTCACACACTCCCTGCACTCACTTCCCCTGCACCACTTCCCCCACACTCACTCCCTCACATCACTTCCCCCCGCACTACTCCCTCCCCATAGTTTGGGGATTAAAA